GGTAGCAATCCCTGCACCAAATGTTACGTCAAGATTTGAATTAAAATCAATAGTGGCGGCAGTACCAACTACACTACCACTGTCTCTAATCTCAACACCAGAACCAGTTGCAGTAACACCAGTTAAGTTAGAACCATCTAACGCTGGTAACTGTCCTGTCAATTGTCCAGCATTTAATGAACCATAGAATCCTGTTGCAGATACAATACCCGAAACAGTTACCGCCTCTGTAATAATAGTAGTTTTAATACCAACATTACCACTATCATCTATTACCTGACGGATATTTCCTTGTCCATCAGACAATACAACATAACTTGAAGTAGTTCTAAGATCCAAATCAGCATTGTTACCCTGATAGGAACCTAAGAGTAGGTTATATGATCCAGAAGTTACCTGTCTACCTGCATCATTGCCCAATGCAATGTTATAAGAACCAGTAGAAGCACTGTATAATGATAGGTTACCCACAGCAACGTTGTATCCACTACCACCACTCACGGATCGTAATGGTTGGTCACCTATACCAATATTGTTTCCAGAACCACTACCTATAATAGAGTTACCAATTTTAAGGTTGACTCCACTAGGAGTTTCAATCCTACCAGAAAGAAGTGTAGTGATACCAGTTACATTTAATCCAGAAACATCAAGAGTACCAGTAACATTTGCGTTACCTTTAGCAGTCAAAACTTTACTTGGATCTGGAGCAGTAGTACCAACACCAACTCTTGCTGTTGTTCCTATTCCAACTGTGCCAGGGAATCCACTATTATTCCAGATAGAACCAGAAGCAGTACTACTAACAGTAACAATACCACAGTAGGGACTCTCATTAATTGTTACATTATTACCTGCAACTACAGATGTAACAATACCTGTTAGTTTGTTTCCTGAACCATAGTAAGAACCTATTACAGTAATTCCAAGTCCAATAGTCTCCAAACGCTTCGTTCCATTCTGGAACAGTTCTACACTACCGCCTGGTTTGAAGTTTGCTATCTGATTACCATTAGTATCAGTAATCTTTGTATCCGAATTTGATACTAACTTAAATGCAGATCCATCATAAAGTATATGTGCATCATCAGCATCACCAAAGTTAGCCTTTAATTGTGCAGGTATTTTTAACCCACCATTGGATGCCTTATTAATTTTAATGTTACCATAGACTTCCAATTTCTCAGAAGCAGTAGTACCTATACCAACATTAGATGTTGTGGTCAGTCCAGTAACACCTTTGTTCCAATATCCCGTTCCAAAACCAGCAACACCACCAGCGAAGTCAATCGCAACGTTGGTTATACCTGTGATCTTACCCTGATTATTGACTACAATCTGTGGAACTGTTGTAGCAGAAGCATAGGTTGCGGCACTTGCACCAGTTAGATTAACTAATGCTCCACCGTTACCATGAAATGCACTAGCAGTTATAATACCAGTGGTATTAACATTAGATGTATCCTTAAGTGTTATAGCTTCATCTGCAAGTGTTGCTCTCGGTGCAATAACTTGTGCAGAGTATGAAAGAATAGACCAGTTTGAAGCTCCAACACCAACTATCCAGTCGCCTGGATATACTGTTGAAATGCCTGGGTTGGAGAAGGTTGCAAGACCTACTACACTACCCTGTTTAGATACAATAAAGTAATCACCTGTAACAATACCAACAGCAGGAAGTGTTTGTCCTATTCCAGTGTAAGTTCTACCCTGTCCAACAACAGTTAGTTGTGTTACTACACCAACAACTGCATCATAAAATCCAGCAATGTTTAGGTTAGTTCCAAGAGCATTAATCTGTGCTTGTAGAACTCCTGACCCAACAGCCGTTGCAATACCTGTTAAATTTGATCCATCACCATGATAGGTGGTTGCAGTTACAATACCACCAGCAACAAATCCAGACGCTCCAACAACATCCGTAGTAAATCCAACATCATTAGTGAAGTAGGATAATACGGATGGCGTATTAGTATGGTTATTATAGTTTAGATAGTAAGATGGCAGTTGGCCATTAAGGTTCTGAGAATTGGTTGCGATTCCAGCAGTAAGAGCATAACCAGTACTATTGGAAGCATTAAGTGTTAGACCATCACCAATAGAGGTATAGATCTCATTGAAATTCGCATTAACTTTCAGCGCACCTTGACGGAGGGTATCACCTGTTCCGTCATTACTAGATTGTCCAGTGTTAATTAACTGCTTTGACATTATAGACTAGGACTACACGCTGTAATCTATTTAGTCTATAATTTAAACCCAGCAAAGGAATCGTTTTTGACATCTTGTTTGATACCACCAACAACATAGGACTCTACTTCAGTCTCCTGTGGCGCTACCTGTAATCCCTTAGAACTAATCCAATGTTCTGTCCAAGGTAATGGATTATTTCTCAATGGTACATCATAGATTGGATCCAATCCAATTGCTTTCATCCTTTTGTTTGCAATCCACTCGACATACTTTGTAAGAAGTTTGTCATTCAATCCAATCATACTACCATCTTTAAACAAATACTCTGCCCATTCCTTCTCTTCATCTACTGCGTCTCTAAACATCTGCGTAATAGTTTCTTTCTCTTCAATTGCAATCTGTTTCATCTCAGGGTCATCTATTCCTTTGGCCCAGTTTTTGAGGATTTGTTGCGTAAGTACGAGGTGTTGGTTTTCGTCTCTGGATATGAGGCTAATAATCTTTGCCGATCCTTCCATAAGCTTAAGCTCGCCAAATGCAAACGAGCACGCAAAGGAGACATAGAACCTAATTCCTTCCAGAATATTGACGTTTGCAACCGCTCTGTATAGTTTTCTTTTGAGGTCATTGATTGTCCACTCCGTAGAGGGTGAACCCCGCCAATCAGGTCGCCAATTATTACTCAGGCCATATTCCTGTGCATAGTTTATGAACTCGTCGTATGCTGCTGTGACTGAGTTCGCTCGTTGTAAAATCTTTTTATCGTTTAGAATGGTGTCAAATACTTCTGACGGGTCGGGGTACACATTCTTGATAATATATGTATAAGATCTTGAATGTATCATCTCCATAAATCCCCACACTGACATGCAGGCTTCCAACTCTGGAAGAGAACAATAAGGACTGAAAGCCATTCCAGGCGCACGACCTTGAACAGAATCAAGTAGAATCTGATACTTTAAATTAGAAGTGAATATATGTTTTTGTTCTGGACGTAAAGATTGATAGTCAGCCCTATCTTTCTGTAAGGATACCTCTTCGGGTCTCCAAAAATATCCCAATTGTTGTTGCGTTAGCTTCTCAAATACAGGATATTTGAAATCATCATACCTCTGAACACCCAAGGGAGCACCAAAGAACATGGGTTGTTTCTTAGTCTCAACAGGATTACTGTTGAAGACAGTCATACCTTTGATGTCAGATTTTACAGGACTCACAGTCTTCCTCCTCAGTGGTATCAATGTTATTAAGTAACTGTTCTAGTGCTTCCTTCTTATCATCTAACTCATCACTCTTCATGTCATTAGTATTCTGATAGTAGGAAGTCTTCCAACCATACTTATATGTGGTTAAAAGATCTTGAGCCATGACAGTCAATGGCACTTCATTATTAGGATATTGTTCTGGATTATATGACCAGTTACCACTGATCGCTTGATCCAAGAACTTCTGCATGACTGATATTACTTTAATATATCCTGCATTGGATTCCATATCCCAGAGAAGGGTATAGTTATTCTTTAGGTGTTGATAGCCTGGAACAATCTGTTTAAGAGGCCCTTTTTTCGATTTCTTAATGGACAAGTAGTCTCTAGGTGGCTCGATTCCGTTTGTTTCATTGCACACAACGGAACTGCTCTCCGAAGGCATTTGTGCCGACAGTGTTGAGTGCCGTAACCCATTGGCAAGTATGTCTCCCCGTAAACCCTCCCAATCAAGTAGTAGGTCATTAGATACAATCTCATCAACGTCCTTCTTGTATGTATCTATAGGTAGGATTCCGTCAGCATACTTTGTACTTGTGAAATCTATACAAGGACCCTTTTCCTCTGCAATTTTATTAGAAGCCTTTAAGAGATAATATTGGAATGCTTCAGAGAGTTTATGTACCCCATCCCATGCCTCCTGTGAGTCGTACTTCCATCCATTCTTAGCAAGATAATGTGCTAGTCCAATGAAACCCACTCCAAGAGATCTACGACCCAATGTGGCCAACTGTGCAGCACGAACTGGGTAATCTTGATAGTCAATCAGTTCCTCTAATCCTCTGACAGATAGATCACAAAGTTCTTCCATCTCCTCCAACTTACTTACCTTACCTACATTAATTGCAGACAAGATACACAATGCAATCTCAGCATCAGTAGCATCAATATGTTGAAGAGGTTCTGTAGGTAGAGTAATCTCCTGACAGAGGTTACTCATATACACTTTGTCTTTGAAAGATGAGTGTTCATTGCAGTGATCTATATTCATGATATAGATACGTCCTGTCTCCGCCCTCTCCTTAAGGAGATCCAGTATCAGTTCTTGAGCTGAGACTCTTGTGGAGGGGATGGATTCATCATTTTCGTAACGGCAATATAACTCATCAAACTCAGGGGTCCCAAAACTCTCATACAAGTTAGGACAAGTATGAGGGGAAAATAACGTGATCTCCTTATTTTGGATAAAACGTTCATAGAATAACTTACTTAACTGGATGGAGTAAT